AGAAGCACAGCGTTATTAGAAAGTTTCAATGTAGTTATGCTAAAAACAGTAATGCTGACGTACTAGAAATAATAAAATTATTAAACGAGGGCGGAGTCAATGCTCAATTTCTAATCAGTTTACAGACATTCACACAACAAGCATTGGAAAATGTTGAAAGAAAAAATATGAAATTAGACGAAATAGCAAGGCTAACGACCTATGCTAATAAAAGACATTTACCAATGGGCACAGAATTAATAATTGGATTACCAGGCGAAACATACGACTCTTGGAAAGATACAATGAGCATATTATACGAGAAAGGTTTTCACTCATCTTTAGATATTTTTTCGTTGCAAGTAATAGAAAATGCACCTATGAATATGCAGAGACAACAATTTGATTTAAAAACATTTTCTGCATACGACATGCTGGTAGATGTCACTAATTTTGAAGATGTTGAATTAGGACTGTCAGAAGAAATTCAGGTAATAAAGTCTAATTCTACAATGTCGCAAGATGATTTAATAAAATCTTACAAGTATTCTAGCCAAGTACTTGCTCTACACAATTCTGGGATAAGCGATTTGATTTCTATATACTTGTACAAATCACATGGTGTGACGTATAGAGAATTTTATGAAGGTGCTATAGAATACCTAGAAGATGATTTTAAAGAATGGTCAAAACAATTAGAAGATAGTTTATATAAATGGCACGATACAGGAATTTTTGATACAACTGTTGGAGAAGATGCAATAAAAATTTACAGTTGGGCAATACCATATATTATCCCTATGCAACTTCATTATAATAAAAAAGTTCCATATTTTATAGATAAAATAAGTGAGTACGTTTCAAAAAAATGGAATGTAGACAAAACAATTATTGAAGATTATAATCATATATCTAAACACAGAGTAAAATACTGGGGCAATTATTATAAAGAACAGGGCAGTATGGACACGTTGACTAATTTATATGACTACACTTTTAATAACGAAGATGACTTAATTTACAAAAAACAATCATACACTATTGATGATCAGTACTACCGTGAGTACGGTGATGATATTATAAGTCACACAGAATTCGTATTATATGGAAGACAAAGAAGATGGCATCTCCACAAAGTAAACAAAAAAGATAAATAGTTGTATGGCAGACAAAGAAATAATCATATCAAGAATGCAACAACGAAGAGGCAATCGTATAGATTTGCCTCAACCTTTACGACCAGGTGAAGTTGCATTAGCATCAGATAGCAAAGAAGTTTTCATAGGATTAGATCCCGAAATTGGAGTCACGGCTCAAAATGCAAATGCAGTATCTATTAATAATATTACAAACGGATACAACTATGCAAATTCATATTTAAATAATAATTTTGTAAGGCTTATTATGCCTAGTAAAAGATTTGGTGTAGGCACATTTAATGGAGCAACTAATAACACAACTTTTGTAGTTACTGGTGCAAGTGGACAAGCACACGGACATCCTGTATTTAATACAAGTGTCACTGCTGGAAATACCTCCAATATCAAAAATGTTTTTGATGGCGAAGCATTTGCGTCAACAGATTTTACAGGTGCTAAAAACGGTATTGCATTAAGTACAAATGCATCAAGAACATCAGCAAACTTACTTAATAACGAATTCTTTGTTTCGTCTCCAATGGATGATTCGCAAAATACAACTGTTACGTTTGGAACAAATCCAACAGGCACAGACGATATTACCATAAACTATTACAGTAATGTTGATATTATTAGTGTATTAAATGATCAAAGTAACGTAGGCACAACTGCTACATTAGGATTTTATGATGCAAAAAATATTGCTGATTATAGGAAACTCAACAATGCATATATCAGAGCAGATTACGAAGTTGGCACAGCATTTATTGGTTTAGAAAACAAGCATGTAGAAGTTTATGCAGAATCAACAGAAATTACTGCTAGTTTAAGTAGTTTAACAGACATAAAAATAACTAATGCATCTACAAGTGCTGTTACTACTATTGATTTAACGTCAGTAACAACAATAGCAGATGTAATTAATAAAGTCAATACAGCGGCATCAAATACTTATGCAACAGCAAGTAATGTGTCGACATCGAGTAGCACATACTGGTACATCTCTTCAGATGAAGAATTTTCTATTTCATACGCAGTAAGTAGCGATGCAACTACACTGAAAATACCAGCAGGTGCATACAATAGAGCAAATAATTCCGTAAAAGGCCAATTAGAAGATTGGCTACATGACTCATTAAATGATCCAGCATTTAATATGTTTGTTGCCGCAGAGGTAGGCAATAAATTTAATTCAGGAGCCACTAGAGTCAGTGCATATACTCCTGTGAGAAGTAGCGAAAATCTATCAATTACCTTTACTGGTAATCAAGAAGCAGAAAACTTTTCAACAATTACAAATAAACTATTCGGTGCTAGTGCAAATGCAACAGTAACTGGATTGACAAATATCAAAACAAATCAACGATTATTAACACAAGATGATTATGCAGTATTACTTACAGGTTCTGCTAATTCATTATTCGAAGCGATATCAACAAACATTACAGGAGCCGCATCTGGTAATAGTTCTGTAGTAACATTTGGAGCAGTTGATGTTGACAGCATTATAGTAGAATACTCAGTAAAATCATCAACAGGTTCTGGTAATGGTTACAGCAGGACTGGTACATTACATATTACAGGTGATTTAGATATAGACGGCGGTGATGCTTCTCTCAATGACACTGGTGCTGTTTTAAGTAATGGATACACAGGAACATTTGATTTTATAGTCGATATGAACGGAAACAATATTAGATTATCAGCAGAGAACAGGTTACAGCAAGGCGGCAGTTACCAACCAGCAACAGTAAAATATTTAGTTAGAAAGTGGCTGGGATAATTGCTTGACAAAATAGTTAATCCCCAACAACGATTGTCAATATGGCGAGAATATAAAAATGGTCGCCCATCGTTGAAAAATGTGTTACAATACATCAATAGAATAGAAACAAAACCTAGAACTTTTGACTATTTTACGCCAGGTACTTGGCCTACACCATGGGAAGTACTTGAAGCAGAAATGTTTTGTATGAGTGGTAAAGCAATATTATTGTATCATACATTAGCACAATTAGAGTACATAGATACAAAAAACGTAAGGTGGCTTGTAGCCGAAAATAAAGAAATTTATCATGAAGGACTTGTGTTTTTTGACGGAGTATGTTATTATAACATTTTACCGAATACAAGTGTAAATATTGAAAATTTTGATAATTACATAACAGTTAGAGAAATTATTAGACAGGAAAAACTCACAAAGATTCATGAAAGTTACAAAGAGAGACGGCACTAGAGAAGACCTAAATATCGACAAATTACACAAGGTCGTGATGTATGCAGTAGAAGACCTTACTGGCGTTAGTGCATCACAAGTCGAAATCAATAGCCAAATACAATTCTATGATGGCATCAACTCTACTGATATCCAAGAAACATTAATTAAAAGTACAGCAGATCTTATATCAGAAGAGACACCAAACTATCAGTATGTAGCAGGTAGATTAATCAACTATCATTTGCGTAAGCAAGTATATGGCACATTTGAGCCACCGTGTCTTTGTGATATTGTACAAAAAAATATTGATGATGGCTTTTATGATTCAGAGTTCACAGACCTCTACACCAAAGACGAAATAAATCAATTACAATCTTATATCAAACATGAACGCGATGAAGATTTGACTTATGCGGCTATGGAACAGTTCCGTGGCAAGTACCTAGTACAGAACAGAGCAACTGGTCAAATTTACGAAACACCGCAAGTAGCATACATGATGATTGCGGCTACATTGTTTGGTAGATATCCTGAAAAGAAAAGAATGGCGTATGTGAAAGCATACTACGATGCTATCAGCACATTTAGAATTTCCTTGCCTACGCCAGTTATGGCAGGTGTGCGTACACCACAAAGACAGTTTAGTAGTTGTGTACTAATTGAAACTGATGACAGTTTAGATAGCATTAACGCAACGTCTAGTGCTGTAGTTAAGTATGTAAGTCAAAAAGCAGGCATTGGCATAGGTGCAGGTAGCATTAGAGCAATTGGCTCGCCTATTAGGAGTGGAGACGCAACTCACACAGGAGTTATCCCCTTCTATAAACTATTCCAATCAGCAGTTAAGAGTTGCAGTCAAGGTGGTGTAAGAGGCGGAGCCGCTACATTATACTATCCTATCTGGCATTTAGAAGTAGAAGATTTGCTAGTATTAAAGAACAACAAAGGTACAGAGGACAATCGTGTTAGACACATGGACTACGGTGTACAGTTTAACAAACTAATGTACGAAAGACTCATAAGTGGCGGTAACATTACATTGTTCTCGCCTAAAGATGTACCTGAATTATACGAAAGTTTCTTTGCTGATCAAGACAAATTTAAAGAATTATACGAAGCGGCTGAACGTAAAACTAGCATTAGGAAAAAATCTATTCCTGCTATTGAATTGTTTTCTGCGTTCGTTCAAGAACGCAAAGACACAGGTAGAATTTACTTAATGAACGTCGACCATGCTAACACACATGGTGCATTTATTGAAGATGTAGCACCAGTTAGACAAAGTAACTTATGCTGTGAAATTAATTTACCCACTAAGCCACTAACACATATCAATGATGAAGAGGGCGAGATCAGTTTGTGTACATTGAGTGCAGTAAATTGGGGTGTTATCAAAGACTTTGAAGAAATGAACAAAGTATGTAAACTTGCAGTTAGGGGTTTAGACGAACTATTAGACTATCAACAATACCCAGTATTGGCGGCAGAACTCAGCACAATGAAGAGAAGACCACTGGGAATTGGTATTATTAACTTTGCATATTGGATGGCAAAGCATGGCATGACATATCAAGAGCCAAACTTGGAACTAATTGACGAGTGGGCAGAGGCATGGAGTTATAGTTTAATCAAAGCCAGTAACAAACTAGCAATGGAAAAAGGCAAATGTTCAGGCACAAACGAAACAAAATACGGTTCAGGCATTACTCCTAACCAAACATACAAAAAAGATGTCGACGAATTAGTACCACATAAAGAAAGACAAAATTGGAAAGAACTTAGAAAGAATTTGAAGGAGCATGGTATAAGAAACAGCACGTTAATGGCACTTATGCCTGCTGAAACATCAGCACAGATTAGTAATAGCACGAATGGAATTGAGCCACCACGTGGATACATTAGTATCAAGCAAAGTAAACACGGTGTATTAAAGCAAGTAGTACCTGGCTTTCCTTACTATAAAAACAAGTATGACTTACTGTGGGATCAAAAGTCGCCACAAGGATATTTAAAAATAATGGCTGTACTTCAAAAGTACATAGATCAGGGAATTTCGGTAAATACATCATACAATCCAGAGCACTACGAAGATGAAAAAGTACCAATGAGCGTACTGATCCAGGATCTTCTTATGTTTTATAAGTATGGTGGTAAACAGTTATACTACAATAATACATATGACGGACAAGGTGAGATTGATATTAACAAAGATGATAAACTAGAAGATTTGCCAATGGGGGAAATCGATGATGAAGACTGTGAGAGTTGTAAAATTTAATGAGCGTACTTAATACTAAATCAAAATATACTGACAAAAGTAAAATGTTTCTATCAGAAGACATGGGCATTCAGCGATTTGATGTTTTAAAATATAGACAGTTTGATAAACTTACAGAAAAACAATTAGGTTTCTTTTGGCGTCCAGAAGAAGTTGATATTACCAAAGACAGCAAGGATTTTAAAGACTTAACAGACTTTGAACAACATATCTTTACTAGTAATTTAAAAAGACAAATACTGTTAGATAGTGTACAAGGACGATCACCTAACTTGGCATTACTACCAATTGTGAGTTTACCTGAATTAGAAACATGGATCGAAACATGGGCATTTTCAGAAACTATTCACAGTAAAAGTTATACACATATTATTAGAAATGTGTACCCAGATCCTAGTAAAGTGTTTGATGAAATGATGAGCATTAAAGAAATTATTGATTGTTCAGACAGTATAACACAATACTACGATTCATTAATTGAATATAACAGACTTAGAGAAAACGGCAGTTCTAAATACAGCGAGTACGAACACAAAAAACGTATTTGGATGTGCCTAATGAGTGTAAACATTTTAGAAGGTGTACGTTTTTATGTTAGTTTTGCATGTAGTTGGGCCTTTGCAGAACTTAAGAAAATGGAAGGTAATGCAAAAATTATCAAACTAATTGCTAGAGATGAAAACGTTCACTTAGCAAGTACACAACAAATGCTAAAACTTTTACCACGCGAAGACAAAGACTTTGAAAAAATACGCAATGAAACATATGATGAATGTACACAACTATTTTTAGATGCTGTAGAGCAAGAAAAGAATTGGGCGGACTATTTGTTTAAAGATGGTAGTATCATTGGATTAAATGCAGAACTATTAAAACAATATGTAGAATACATTGCAGGTAAAAGAATGCATGCCGTAGGACAAGAAAAAATATTTAACACAGGCACTAATCCGTTACCTTGGACTCAAGCATGGATTACAGGTGGCGAAGTCCAAGTAGCACCACAAGAAACTGAAATAAGCAGTTATGTAATTGGTGGTACAAAACAAGATGTCGACAAAGAATCCTTTAGCGGCTTTTCATTATAATATAAATATTCACACACAGAGGAACACATGTTAGTAAATAAATCTCATACAAAAGGTGACGTTGTCACAATCAAATTAACCAGCGATACAGAAATCATTACACGTTTTATCAGTCAAGATGAAAATGGTATCACAATAGAAAAGCCTATGGCAGTACAAATTACTCAACAAGGATTAGGATTAATGCCGTGGTTGTTTAGTGCTGATGCTTCTAAAGAAATTACTATTTCAAATGAAAAAGTATTTTGCACTATGGATACACTAAAGGATCTTGCTGATCAGTATCTTGAAGGTACGACAGGTATTAGTTTAGCAAAGGCTTAAATAATAGACAAGTCTAATTTATTTTCTTCAATCATAGAAGTCTTTACCTCGTCGCTTAATTCAGTCCTTCCAGGATTATTAGGAAAAACACAACAAGGTTGAACATTGTAGAAACTATTATTTTCTTCACACCATTCTCTACGATAGAATTTATCAGTACCATGCTTGTCCCACTCAATGTGAAGTTTTTCAGCAGGATCATATAATACAGTAATCATATCCTTGCCCACTTGCACATGAGAATCTCTCTGTAAGCGGTCTAAATATCTACCTTCTAATAAACCATAGGCAGGAAACGCCTCGGTATATTCTGGATGGTCATTATGCCATTGTTCCATTAGTTGTGGACCGGCCATAAAAGGTTCATATATGCCAAATCTGTCTGAATAATTATCACTAATCCATTGTTTTTCAACTTCCCATGGGTCGTCATGATCATATTTCCCCATGTTACTAACTTCATTACCGTCAATAATTTTAAGGATATTATCGCCGCCATTATATGATTTGTATGTAATATTATCTATTTCGCAGTAGATAAAACCTTCTGCTTGATTATGGGTCCAATCTAGTTTCATACTACTATTTATTATGATAAATAATATTACTATGCCAAAAGCCGCACTAAAAGGAACATCAATTGCAGGAGGACCTATCACATCAGGTGCTTCAAAAACCAACATAGAAGGTATTGCTCCAGCAAGATTAGGCGACACAGTGGCAGGGCATGGCGACTCACCTCATTCCAATCCTAAGATAGCATCTGGTTCAAGTAAAGTAAATATAGAAGGCCTACCAGCCGCTAGAGTAGGTATCGATAAAGCCTCTTGTATGCACGGTATAGCCGGTGGCGCAAGTAAAACGAACATTGGATAAACTATTTAATAACAGTTGCGAGTTTGACAATCGCACTTATCATAAAATTAAAACATCTGAACTAGACAGTATAGACTGCTTATCTGAATATAAAAAGGACATACGCGGTTTTGGTTTGGCATCAAATATAAAAAATAAAATTGCATCTAAAAATATTGATAATTTTGCAGTCGATGACACTGATCATGAGTATATAATATCCATGATAGAAAAAGATTTTGATTACAAAGACTATGATGAATTATTTGAAAGTGTATACAGAGATAAATTAGAAGCAATTAAACCAAATATATTTGTAAGTGGTGGTCTTGACAGCACAACACAATACGAGTTGCTTAAACGTAAGCATATTGCGTTTAAACCCTATTGTGTACGTTATAGATCTCAAGGAATAACCTTTAACGATTACGAAATAAAAAACATACCTGATGACACTATTGTAATAGATTTTGATATTATAGATTTTTTTGATAGTGGTAAATTTTTAGAAGTAGCACAAAAATATCATTGTGTTACACCGCAATTTTTACCTTTATTAAAAGTATTTGAAGACATCGATGGGCCTATTTTAGAAACATCTAGTGCACCAAATGTATCAATGGATATTGGCAATAACAATGGTTTGTTCATAGATAGATTGCACTCGAAATATTTAACATATAGACACGCACTAGACTTGCGTAATGACGGCAGTATATTTAATTTTTTTAGAAGCCATGTGTATATAGATAAATTGTCAACAAAGTATTTTACACAATTAAATAAACTATATGGCCGAGATGTAAGTAGAGGTTCTACCTTCCAAGATAGTACTACCAGTGTAATGTGGCAGGAAGAAGAATGCAATATCAAAGAATATCTTTATAAAAATATATTTAAATGTGTTGGAAAAAAGTCTGTCAAATTTACAGGTTTCGAGGCACTGAAAATATGGTATGCAGATAAATATATAGGTAACGATCCTTATCTGCAAGTGTTTGATAAGCATTTTAGGAAACCATTACTTAAACGTAATGTGGACATGTTTAAGGATTTACCAATAATTAATATTTTGAAGGGATAATAAAATGGCTGTTAAATCATATATAGTATCATTCGAACATCAGTACATAGACGGAGATTCGGCAAACTTTAATAAAAGTGCTACAGAATCTGCATTAACAGGAGCAGGTGCTACAATAGATGCAAATTTTGATCATTCTGTCGTTGGAATGTATAAGATTGATATAGAAGAATCAAGCATAGGCGATATTACGTCTTTAGCAAATTACGTTGCATCAGAGAATGTAACCGACCAAGCAGATGCCACATTGCTAATTAGTGAAGACACTAGCGAATGGCACAAACAAAGATTAGTAACAAGAAACTTACCACTAAGAACAACATATGACCCTGTGTACACAGGTGCTGGTAGTACAGTATACTTAATGGATAGTGGTGTAGATACAGGACACCCAGAGTTTTCAGGCAAATCTTTTGAACCTGTATTTTCAGTAACAGCAAGTCCAAACAGTTTTGCAGAATTTATCGAAGGCGGAAAGGTAGCAACAGATTACGATACAACAGACAGACACGGTCATGGAACAGCGATGGCTAGTTTGATCAATGGTGCTACATACGGTGTAGCCGGTGGCGCCTCAATAGGTATTGTAAAAATATCAGACTCATCAGTTGACAGTGGAGCAATAAAATTAGAAAATGTACTAAATTCCTTCAAAGCGATTGCTTTCCACGATGTACTTGCAGATGATACTAGTGATGGTAACAGACGTGGTGCTTCAACAGTATGTATGGCATGGAGTTTTTCAAAATCACAAGTACTAGACAGATATGTATCATGGATGCACAATAGACAAGGTTTCTTAATGGTTGCCGCGGCAGGTAACAACGGTGGAGATGTTGATAATTTTTCACCAGCAGGTATCAATGATATTTTAACAGTAGGTGCTAGTGACAGTTCAGATAACGTACCAGCATTTTCAAATGATGCAGGAACAGTAGTTGAACAAGGTTCAGGACTACAAACAAATGGTGGTGAAGAAGTTGACGTATTTGCTCCAGGTGTTGGTGTAAACTATGCAGATATTAGTAATAGAGTCGAAGTAGGAAACTACACAGGTGTTACAGGAGATGATCTTAAGGCAAACGGTAACGGTACAAGTATTTCATGTGCCATAGTTGCAGGAATAGGTGCAATGGTATCTCAAAGATATGACAGTGGTAAAGCAACTGCAGATGCACTAAAAGAATTAATTATTGAACAATCACTAACCGGATTGCTTTTCCAAGATCCAGGATTATATAGTTCAACACCAAATAATATTGTGTTTGTAGAAAACGAATACTATGCAACAGTATGGAACACAGCCGCTGGTAACTTAGGAGACTTCCTACTATCAGGAGCAGGCGACATTGATATTAGTTTAAATGTTGCTAATACTGTAACAGATATTGCAAGTTCAGACTTTGCCGCACTACCACCAGCATTGACTTTAAGTGGTAATGCATCAGCAGGTTGGAACATTACTGCAAATACAAGTGTTACAGGCGGAATGAGTAATACAACAATTTATAACTTTATTTTAACAGCAACTAAAAGCGATAATACCAAATATAACAGACACTTCTCAGTAAGTTTATTTGGTGGCAGTGAAGTTTCAGAAGATGAAAGAAACTTAGGTTCTGAAACATATTTTGTTAACGACGGTGGAACACTAAGTGAAGTTGTTTATGGTTCAGGACAATACTCGTTAGGAAATGATAAACAAGGTTTTGAAAGTTTAAAATAAACTTTTACTTACTAAAAAGTAGGCTGGGAACAGCCTATTTTTTTGACTGTACAAAATAAATACTACTGTGGAAACAACCAATATTACATTTGAAACTATTTGTCATGTATGGCAAAAACATTTATGGCAAAATAGAGTAAGTCCAATAGAAACTCATAGTGCAATGACTTGGCCTTATGACGGTAATCCACTAGAATTTGATATGGATATATTTAATTACGACCCATCATTTTTTGGTGTAATTACAAATGGCAGAATTGTTGGTGTAAACAGCGGCCACAGAACAAAAGACAATATTTATAGAAGCAGAGGAATTTGGGTTGATCCTGATGTTAGAAAAAAGGGTGTTGCTCAATTACTATTTAATGCTACAGAAAAACAAGCAATCAAAGAAGGTTGCAATATGATATGGAGCATACCTCGTAAAAGTGCCTTACCGGCATATACTAAATTTGGTTTTGAAACTATAGGTAATTATTTTGATGAAGGTATGGAATTTGGACCTAACATATATGTAACCAAGGAACTAAATGTATCCAACTAAAGTACATGGACCTAGACCAGAAGTACTGTCGAAAGATATTACTATACAATGGAGTATGGGCAATAGTTGTAACTTTGAATGCGAATACTGTCCTACACAATTACATGATGGCAGTTTAGGTTGGCACGACACAAACAAATATGTTCACATAATAGAAAAAATTTGTCAACATTACCAACAGCAAGATAAAGTAGTAAACTTTGAATTTATTGGTGGTGAAGTTACAGTAATACCAGGCTTTATAGAAATATTAGAAAAAGTAAGAGAATACAACGGACATAATATAATTTTTACTAATGGTAGCAGAACAGTTAATTGGTGGAGCAAAGCAAAACATTTAATTGACGATTTAGTAATCAGTTACCACCCACAATCCATGGACGAAGATTCTCTTATAGAAATTGCAGAAGAAATAAAAGACTCTGTATATACAAGTTATCAACTAGCAGGTGTAAAAGATTACTTACCAAGACTAGAACTGTTAGCAGAGCGTCTTAGAACAGTATATAACCATAGTACAGTACAAGACTATTGGGGTGTGAATATTGCAATCAAAACTATGTATAAAAAACTGTTAGGTCCTGGTGCTAAACAAGATACATTTTATGACTATGACGGCAATGACTGGCGTATATTAAATTTACCCACATGGAAAGAAAACCCAGACTCTCCGCCACCGCCTCCACCAGATCCAAATACTCCGCCACCACCAGAGCCACATCCAAGTAGATTTTTATTTACATATCAAACACCTGAAGAAACAAATTACTACAATGCAGATCAAATTATGGATCAAGGCCTTAACAAGTTCCAAGGCATGATGTGTCATATCGGTGAAAGAGGATTTAATATTGACATGCGTGGTAATATTGTTAGCAGTTGGTGTGGTGCTAAAACATATGGCAATGTATTTGATTCAGAGTTCGAATTGCCAACACCTGAGGGAGTAGTTTGTCCACATGAACATTGTAATAATCCCAAAGATATCCAGATACTCAAAACGGCCTAAAACCCCTACTGAATCTATATCATAATATAAATAGACTGTATAAGAGAATATAAATTACTTTTATATTATTTTTGCCCACATTCAAGATAAAATTTTAATAACATGCTAGGTTGTATGTTGTAATATCCTATTTATGGGCATATACAACAGACAAAGATGGAAGACTTAAGAGACAAAGCAGAATTATTTACACTAGCATCAATATTTTTTATAAGTATTCTTGCCCTAACACCAGCAACATGAAATATGCTTTATGTTACATGATGTTACTGTTCGCCGCACAAACTGATAACATAGCAGGCATTTTACGTGGATTACGAGATGTCAATAATTCACCTTATTATTTGGAACCTAAGAATGACCACTAACCGTCTTTTAAAAACAATTTACAAATACTGGATAGCACCATGGACACCAATACCTTACAAATAAAAAACGCAACACCCGAAGAAGTCCACAACTGGCAGAATGGAGAAGATTTCTTTATGACAGGAAACTTTGACGTAATGAAAATGTTTGTTGTCATACCAGCAGTCATACAGGTTGTAGTATTTGGCATGATGTTAGCAGTAATGTATTTAAACACATTTTTCTTTTGATCAATAACGCAATTAAGGCCGTTATAGGCGTTGGTAAAAAGACTGACGGCAAATTTGAAATTAAACCTTTAGCAATTATCTGGTTTGCACTACTAGTAGCATTTTTCTTTCTAGGTACAGTAAGTTTATTATTGCTCTTGACAAGTTTGATTATTACTGTATAATAAATACAGTTATGAAAAAGAAAAAGTCAATTCCGAAAACTAGATCGCATCGTGAACTCTTTACACACGACACTCCCTACGGTCATAAAGTCCAGCAAGACAAGACAAAAACCATTCCCAGAAAGCAAAAGTATAACGACGATTTATCTAGTAAATAAGGTAAATACAAGTAACAAATTAACATAGTAAAGAAATATATGTCAAACAAAACACCTTATGAAATCCGTCTAGAACTTATCCAAGAGGCTAGACTCATTCTTCAAGCAAAAGCAAACAAACCTGAGTACATGCCAACGGCAGAAGAGGTTATTGAAGAAGCAGAAAAACTTAACAAGTTTGTATCCAAAAGACCTGAATAAGTCTTCCTTCCCTAAGTAAATACTATTAAGATAGCCACCGTAACTCAGTGGTAGAGTAACTGATTTGTAATCAGTAGGTCGTCAGTTCGAGTCTGACCGGTGGCTCCATTTTAATAAATAAATGCGACACACATATAACAGGAATACAAATGGCACGAAATAAAAAGTCCAGAAATAAAAAATACGATCCAGCAAAAGCACAAAATACCATTAAAGGTTCACAGCAGGTTGAGTCAGTAGTAAATGAAAATCTTTCGCCTCAGCAAATGGCAGAGCAGGAAACACTATTCAACTTACTAGAAAGAAAAATAGAAATCCCAGTACAAAATTTTGAAGACAAACATCTGTTTATAGCAACACCTTGTTACGGTGGTCAAGTAACAGAACCATATTTAAGAAGCATGGTTAGATTAATTTTGTTAATGAACAGATTTGGTGTTAAGTTTACATTAAGCACACTAGCAAACGAAAGTTTAATTACAAGAGGCAGAAACACACTTGTAAGTTTCTTTATGGAAAACAAAGATGCAACACACCTGATGTTTATTGATGCTGACATAGAATTTAATCCTGAAGATGTACTAAGAATGTTAGCATACGACAAACCCATTATTGTTGGTGCATATCCTAAGAAAGCACTTAACTGGGATAGTATATTACAAGCCGCAAGAACACCCGGATTAAATGAAACCCCAGAAACAATCGAAGGGCATAGTTCTAACTATGTTACTAATTTTGCATTCCAAGAAGACGAAGACGGTAATAGGATACCTTCTGTGCAAATTAAAGATAACCTAATTAAATTGCTCGATGGCGGTACAGGATTTATGACTATCAAAAAAGAAGTCATACAGGAGATGTTTGATAAATTACCTGAAACAAAATACAACAATGATTTAAACATTGATAATAAGTTTGAGCCTTTTATGTACGCATTATTTGATTGTATTATTGACCCAGAAACTAGAAGATATCTATCTGAGGACTATACATTCTGCAGACGTTGGCAGGATATGGGCGGAGACATTTGGTTAGATCCTAGAGTAAGTCTTAACCATGTTGGGCATTACACATTCAATGGTAATGTTAGAAAAATGCTTACAGGTGAAGCAAGAGTACAATCCGAATATGTGTCACCTGATGAAAGACCATTTGTTATTGGTGCATCAGATCAAGTACAAGAAGAACCACAAGAACAACCACAAAAATCCATACAGATAAGTAAAAAGAAATGAAAAAGATAAGTGTATTATTAGCAACCAGACAAAGAACAGAACTTTTAGATAAAAGTATTGATAGTTTATTATCAAACGTAAGCAACACAGACAATGTTGAGATTATGCTTGGCATCGATAACGATGATCAAGAAACATTAGACTTTGTGCAGTCAGACGACTTTCAAAATAAAATGCAAGACGAGTATAATGTAGATGTACAAGCCGTTCTTTTTGAAAGACTTGGATATAAAAATCTACATCAATACATGAATCAACTATGGAGCCAAGCAAGTGGCGAATGGCTAATGCTGTGGAATGATGACGCAATTATGCAAACTAAAGATTGGGACTTAGAAATAGGCAAGTATGATGACAAGTTTACATTATTAAAATTTAATCAAGTAAATCATAAACATCCATACGCACTTTTTCCTGTAATACCTACAGATTGGTGTAGGCTAATTGGAAACTTTAGTATGAATGCACAAAATGATGCATGGTTAAATTTAATTGCTAAACCGCTAGGAATAATCAATGACATACCTGTTGATGTATTACATGATAGATTTGATTTAACAGGTAATAATGATGATGACATATTTAGAAGTAGAGAATATGCAGAAGGTAATCCGCAAGATCCAGATGACTTAATGAGTGAAAAAAATATCAGAGTACGAGATGCAATTATACATAAAATGGCATGGTTCTGTAATAGAATTGGACAAACAGAAACAAGCGATTATTTTGATAAAGTAAAAGCAGGAGAAATAGACCCGTTTGAAGATTGGAGAAAAATTAGAGAAGAATCAGTAGGATTAGGCTCAGGTTTATAAATAGTAGCATGGCAAAGAAAGATAAAAGAAGAACTATTGTATACTTAATTCCAGAAGGCGAAACTAGGGATCATCATACTTTTCATTACACCGCAGTAAAAACAAAAGCACTTGTAATAGAAAACAGGAAATTAAAACTTAAAAAATACAATCCTGTAAAGAGAATTCATGAGTATTTTGTTGAAGCAAAACTTCCCCCTCATAGTAAATAAATAGTTGACAACTACTATAAATAGTTGTATAATAGGTTATTATGGAAGAAAAAAGACATAAAATATTTGTTTACGGCACACTAAAATCAACTGGTGTAAGAGGCCTTGATCAACCTATACACGATTTTTATGATACATCTCATGAAATTGAAAAAGAGTTTATAGGCAAAGCAGTCACCACAGACGCAAAGTTTTCAATGGTAGATTTAGGTGCATTTCCAGGTGTCATTATAAACGGTAAAAACGACATATACGGCGAAGTGTATGAAGGTGGTGATGACTTTTTAAAATACTGTGATATGATAGAAGGACACCAAGGTGACAGAGCAAAAAACTTTTATCACAGAGACTTAGTAAATACCACAGAAGGCAAAGCATTCATTTATCATTTAGATCCATATTATGCTGAGGAATATCCAGACCATAACGATAGCGACCAAATTACATTCAAAAATAATACATTAACATGGCTAAGATAGAATTTGCAAACAAGTGGAATACCACACTAGTAGATCCAAAACACCCAGCATTAAGAAATGAATGCACAATTGATCCATTAAGCACAGACATAGTGTGGCAAACAGTCGAGCAAGAAATGTTTACACTAATGCATGAAAGATTAGGGATAGGGTTGGCCGCACCGCAACTGGGCAATCCAGTAAAAATGTTTGTAATGAGACACAGCACAGAAGGAAATATTGCAGTATACAATCCTAAAATAGTAAATGTGTCAGAAGAACTTATTACATTAGAAGAAGGCTGTCTAACATTCCCAGGATTGTTTTTCCATATAACTAGACCAGAAGGCGTACAAGTAACTTTTCAAAATAGAAAAGGTGAAGAGCAAAGCATGGAACTTTTTGGCATGGATTCTCGTTGCTTTCAGCACGAAACAGATCATCTGCATGGCATACTAAATCTTACTTATGTAAGCGATTTCAAATTACAACGAGCATTAAAGAAAAGAGATAAACTGATTAAAAAGTATTCTAAGATGAAAAGATCAGTTAATCGTGTATGATTCCTAAATACATATACGACATTCCTAGTTTAATGTCAACATCTGACTTAGAGTCAATTTTTAACATAGTATCTACTACACCTGAAAATAGTAACATATTAGAAATAGGGTGTTTTCTTGGTAGCACTACATGTACAATAAAAGAAGCAAATCCTACATGTAACTTATATTGTGTCGATATTTGGGCAAATGAAGTACATGACAGTTACTTACAAGGATGCAAAAGGCAAAGAATAAACGAAAGAATAGAGTCCGATAAGGACTCATGGAGAGGGCACACTAGCCATCTAAAAAATGTATATATGTATAACGACCACTCTTTGAATGCAGAGTTTGACGTAAAGTTTGATTTTATATTTTTAGATGGAGACCATACTTATAATAATGTTAGAGGAGAACTGATTAAATATTATAAGTATTTAAAACCAAACGGTATTTTAGCAGGTCACGATTATGGTTATTCTTCATGTACAAAAGCAATTACTGAATTTGCTGTGAATAATAAATTGGCTGTATGGACACTGGATGATAGTGTTTGGTATTATAAACCTTATAGGACCGTATAATAATGAATTATCCTTTTTGGGTTTTTGATTGGAATCGAGTTAAAGATTACCAAGACAAGTATCCGCTTTCAAAAGAAATTTTTAAACACCCATTAAGTCTATGGTACGGTAATCGTAGTGCTAAACCTATAAAAGGATTAGATAAAAGTTTACGCAGATTATTCAAACGCAGTAGCGACAAAATGCCTGTGCTAGTAGTGTATAATATGCCTAATAGGGATATAGGTCAATACAGCAAAGGTGGTGCTCAAACACATGACGAGTACTTAGAATTTATACAAGATTTTGCTAATGGCATAGGCAAAAACAAGCCAATTGTAATTTTTGAACCTGATGCTATACCTCATTTAACTCATTTAGAAAAAGGAGAAGCAAACAGTAGAATAAAATTAATCAAACAGGCATTAGAAATTTTAACACAAACTAATGCTATTGTGTATATAGATGTAGGGCATAGCAATTGGTTAAGTCCAGAAGAAGTAAATCAATTTTTAAATAAAGTTACCAATACTAAAGTAAGAGGGTTTAGTGTTAATGTAAGTAACTATAGAACAACAATAGAGTCGGCAAAGTGGGCAAACAAAATATGCGAACTTAGACCACAAGATTATTATGTTATAGATACTAGTCGTAACGGCAATGGTCCACATGGCAACGATTGGTGTAATCCACCAGGTAGAGCATTAGGTGAACAACCTACATGCAATACAGGATTAGAAAAATGCGATGCCTTTTTGTGGATTAAGATACCAGGTGAAAGCGACGGTAAAGCAAACGGTGGCCCAAGAGCAGGAAGAATGTGGGGCGAAATGGCCGAAGAACTAGTAAGGAATACAAAATGGATTTAAACTTTTTTATAATAGATAACTTTTATAATAATCCAGACGAAGTACGAGAATTTGCCCTGAGTAGAGAATTTATAACAGAAGGCAATTATCCTGGATTTAGAACAGGTCCAGAAGAACTACAACAACATAATTATTTAAAAACATTTTTTGAAGATAGTATAATTAAAAAACCTATAACATACTGGCCAGAAGAATACAACACCGCTTATCAAATTACTACAGAAGAATCTAAAACATGGATACACCATGACGAAACTACATGGGCGGCAGTATTATACTTAACACCGGATGCACCTGCAGAATCAGGTACAGGAATATATAGACATAAACCAACGGGTATTTATGAATGGGACGGTGTTAAAGATTCTGCATCAGATTTTAACAACTTAGACTTCTTAGGAGATGAGAATTTAGACCAATGGGAACAGATAGCATTTGTAGGAAATGTTTATAATCGATTAGTATGTTATAAAGGCACTTTATACCACAGAAGTGTATTACCTGGTTTTGGAACAGATAAATATTCAGGTAGATTGTTCCAAACATTCTTTTTTAGTACACAGGAGTAGCATGGATAGTTATTGGGAATGGAATAAAGAAAATTTTGATTGGCATTACGATCCTGCATCTAAAGAGTCCGATGTACAGTTTGTAGGTACATTTGTATCTAACCCAGAATCGTTGCTTAGAGAAGGTGTAAATGCGTCTAAGAACGCCTTACGCGATGAAGATGCTTATGATGAAGTAAGTATAAAAGGCCAACCTTATAACGAAGAAGCAAAAGAAATTATGGAAGGATACCATAATGACTTAACTAGAGCCGGATATAATACACATAATACAGGCGGTAGGCAGACTAGAAATAATTTACACCATGTAATGCATTTAATGGCAGAAAGAAGTGGTTTATGGAATCCCCAAATAATGTTTCTAGAACAACCTCCAGGAAAATTCATTCCGTGGCACAGAGATAGTTACAATAACTACAGACGTAACCATGCTAAAGTTAGTGATGATACAGAAGTAATACGTTACTTAGTACAACTTAATGACTGGCAATGGGGGCATTATGTTAGTGTAGGCAATGATGTTATACACCAATATAAAATGGGAGACATACATTGTTGGCCTGAAGGTATATATCATGCTACTGGTAATGCAGGTTTATGGCCTAGATATGCACTAACAATTACAGGATGCGTAACACCTAGTGCATTGCATTTACAAGAACCAAAAGAATTTATAATATGACATTTGTAGTCGGAAGTCCCTGTGTTGGTTGTAAAGATACAGCCTGTGTAAAAGTATGTCCAGTAGATTGTTTTTATGAAGGCCCTGACATGCTTTACATTGACCCTGATGAATGCATTGACTGTGCCTTATGTGAACCAGAGTGCCCTGTAGAGGCAATCTGGAGTGACGACGAATTGCCACAAGAAGAAATACCATTTATCGAAATCAATGAAAAAGGCGCAGAAAAATATAGAGATGCAAATATTGTAGATCAACAAGAGCCAATGGCACATAAATCACCATATACTACTGCTGAAGCAATCAAGGTAGTCCTGATAGATTAGAAAAAAGAGATAAATACTACTATGGACCGTTCAAATATCATAGTAGTATACCCAGGTAGATTCCAGCCTTTTCATAAAGGACACAAGTCTGTATTTGAACATCTTAAAAAAGATTGGGCCAATGTGTATATTGCTACTACAGATAAAGTTCAACCAGGCAAATCACCATTTAATTTCCAAGATAAATTAAATTTTATGGAACTGTTAGGCATTGACAAAAGCGATGTTTTACAAGTTAGGAACACATACAATGGACAAGAGTATATAGATCATTTTGGTAAAAAATTTACGGCTAGCGACACAGGATTAATTATGGTTGTTAGCGAAAAAGATATGGTAGATGACCCAAGGTTCAACTTTCCTAATATGGGAATGTCCATGAAAAAAGACGGTAATCCTGCATATTTACAGAAATTTACACACGAAGATAACATGAAAAGCATGGCTGAGCATGGTTATATAATGACTGCTCCTATCTTTCCATTTAAAATAGCAGGACACGATTTAGATAGTGCTAGTCAAATTAGAGAACTAATGAAAGGAGATGAGGAACTAGCAAAACAGGTTTTTGTGGACTTATATGATAAATACAACGAAGACTTATTTAAACTTATACGAGAGAAACTTATGATAACTGAACAGGAAATATTAGACTTAAATTACATGCGTAAAATGGCAGGATTACAGGAAGTAGACGCAGAAGATGATGACTATGCTGTAAATCCAGGCTACAAAGAATTGGCAATGTTTGATCAATTAGGTAAAATCATTGACAGCGACGAAATGGCCAAAGACGGCGACGACATCAAAAATCCTAAAGCAACTGTAAAAACAGATGACGGTTCAGAAATGGAAGTAAGTGTAGGTGAAGCAAAAGCACTTAGAAAAATGGTAAACATGTTAGGCTCAAATAGAGGAGCAGAAGATAAATCACCTAGAGAAAAGTTTTTAGATGCAATTCAAAAAGAAGAAGGTCTTAGAAATATGATTGAATTTGCTAATTCAAAAGGATTAGTAGAAGAAAGTGATGTTGAAGAAGGTAATGCATTTGCTAAAAAAGTAAGAGATTTAAAAGCACAAGGTAAAAAGAAAGGCGAAAAGTTTGATGTAGACGGTGAGGAATACGCATTAGAAGATTTAGACTTAAATGATATTAGATACGAATATGGTGTAAAACCAGTATCAGAAGGCGGTAATGCATTTGATATAGCAATGACAGATGCAGAAGATGTTATTATGACATGCCAAGATCAAGAACAATGTTTAAAAGATTTAGAAGCATTAATTAAAGATGGTGCAGAAGATTGGGACGACAAATATGCTAACGAAGTTGTGCAAGACTACATCACATTAGTAGTTGACAAAGGCATAGAAGGTGCCAAAGAATATGTAGAACAACAAAATAGAGAACCAGAAGGTGCACCATTAGAAAGCAAAGGTGCAAAACCAGACTACATAGATATAGACGGCGATGGCGACAAAGAAGAGCCAATGAAGAAAGCAGTCCAAGATAAAAAGAAGAAAGAAGAAAGTTTCGATGTTAGTGCAGAACAAAGTCGTGAGGAAGAAGCATACGAAGAACTAATGACTGCATTACAAACTGGCGGTGAAGAAGCATACGCAAAAGCATGTGGTTTATCAATGAAAGAACTAGATGATGAAATGAGTGAGATTGGCAGAGACCTAAACTTACACATGGATGACGACAGAGATGAAATTATTCAAAGACATGCCGAAGATACTGTAGACAATGCAGATTGGAAAGACCATGGTGGAATGGATCATGACATGGAAGAAGACTTACAAAAAATGCGTGAATTAGCAGGATTAGGCGAAGCAGACTTTGTACCTTATAATAAGTCTACCCAAGCAGATTTAGATAAAAAAATGGCAAAAGCAACTCCCCCTAAAAAAGATTCTAGATCTCATAACAAATCAGATGAAGGCGAAACAGAACGTTTCTTAAGACATATGAAACAAGTAAACAGAGCAAAGTAATATGAGTAAAGTTAGCAAAGAAGATTTAAAAAGATTACAAGAATTAGCAGGCATATACGGCCAACTATTTGAAAAAGATGCTGGCGACAGCGACAATGCCAAAGTTGCTATTGGACATGTTGATAACGAAAGAGACATGATTAGACGCCAATTATACCAAATGGGAAAATATAGTGTAGAGATTGCAAAGACTCTAAAAGAATTACCAGATTCAGATTTTCCAAACTGGTGGCAAGCAAAAATTACAAAAGCAGGCACTTACCTAAGTGATTGTGCTCACTATTTAGAAAACACAATGTCAGTACCGCCCGGTGATGATATGACTAAAGACGGAACGCAAGGCAAAGTAGATGTAGTTGATCCAGACTACTACGACGACAGAGATCAAGACCCAAGCGGCGTAAGTTAAATCCCCCATAAATACCCATAGTATTAAGGATAAATATTACTATGGCGGCTACAAAACAAGAACAATACTTAGATAAAATATCCAGAGATGGTGCAATAAAGTTTGTAGGTTCACAAAATAAAATTGATTTTTATTTAATGGGTAAAGAGCATTTTAATTATTTAAAGTACCACGGACTTAAACCTGATCATGTATTTTTTGATGTTGGCTGTGGAGCACTAAGAACAGGCCAACATATTATTCCATATTTGGATTCGGATAATTATTTTGGTTTAGATCGGATGCCTGAACTTATTGAGTATGGATTAAACGAAGTACTAACACCAGAAATTGTTTTTGAAAGAAACCCTAAATTTTCAGTAAACAATATTTTTAATTGCACATTTGTAGATAAACCAGTTAATTTTGCATGGTGTCAAAGTCTAATGTCACATCTTGGTATAGCAGATATAAAACAATGCTTAAGAAACGTTAAAGAAACATTAGCACCCAATGGCAGAATTTACTTTACTTACTTCCAGTTAGAAGGGTTAGATGAAGAACTAGCAAACAATCAAACCACACATTCAAAAGAGGATTTATTCTACAGCGAACAACATATGAATAAAATTGTTGCAAGTTGTGGATTAACGCCATTATTTAACGGTCCAGTAGGCCATCCAAGAGGCCAATGGATGTATATTTGTAAGGCATAAATAAAAGCATGAAAGTTGAAATATATAGCAAACCACAATGTCCATACTGCGATATGGCAAAAAACTTAGCAGAACAAAAAGGTCATGAGTTGACAGTTAAAATGTTAGATGTAGACTTTGACAGAGAAGCATTAATGGAAACTTTTCCAGGTGCTAGAACTTTCCCACAAATCATTGTAGATGGTGATAAAATTGGTGGGTATCAAGAATACAAAAAATTAGTAGGTTAACATTGAGTTGCTACGAGATGTATTCTATCCTCATTGCTGAAATTTACTGCAGAATGTAAATAATTCGTACGCATCAAGTACGCATTACCAGGTTCCAAATTATAATGTTTTATTGAAATATCAGTGCCTGTGTCACTTGCTACTGGCTTGTCCGTATAGAACATTAAAAAGTTTTGATTGTTTGTTATAACAGGTATGTGTAGGCGTAAGACGTGTTCTGTACCGTCATGATGAACACTATAACAAGTACGTCTTGCTTTATTCATTATACGCCATCTACAGTAATTAGGTGCTAAACTTTGTATTAATTCGCCTATATAACGGTCTTTTATGCTGTTATTAACTACAGTAAAGTCGCTTTCCTTATGCTGTAAATCTGCTATTTTACCAATGCTACAGTCCCAATCATCGTTGCCTGTAATACTAGTTAAACTGATTTGTTGGTTAGGCCATAGTGGCGTTAGGCCAAGTATATACTCAACATCTTGTAGTAGTTGCTTTTTATCTATCTGAAGTGATAATTTGTTTATATATTCCATGGTACTAACTTAAATCTCTCTTTTGGTAAGCCTAAGTATTTAGTAGTCCATTCGCTTTGTCCAACAAAATCTAAGTGTGCCCATTCGGATTTTTTAGCAATTTTTTGTTTAGCAAAGTTGTCCCAATCAGTATTAGTTAGTAGTTCTTCAATAACAGATTTCTTTTGTTTTACTTCATCTATACTGTCGCTATCCCATTCGTAATGAAATAATTCCATAGTATTATATCTACTATTATCAACATAATCTAAACTGATATCAATACCCCACTTAGGTTTAAGTTGAGTCATTTTGTGTATAAGATGATTGCCTTCTGCCCAATGCCCTAACTGTTCTAAGGCATATCCGTGATAACCTTTGCGTTCAAACAAATATGAATGATTTATATGAGCACCACTAGTTGTATGTGATTCAAACCATGGTTTGGCAATTGATCTTCTATAACGTACAAAGTCTGCTTCGCCCATATTTACTTTTGCATACTCCTGCTCAAGTGGACATAAGTCATATCCGCTTTGATCAAATAAGTGTAATGCTTCTGCATTAGGACAATGCATTTGCTCTATTGCTGTACCCCAGGTACCTTGTGAATTAAATGTGTGTAGTGTATTCTCGAACATCTACCACTTACGGCAACTCCAATACCTTGCTTTAGTACGTGGTCCTGGATTATCACAATTATGTCTTGCTCTAAAACTCTTACGTCTTGCTGGATTAGACTTTTTAATTTTCATAGTCTTTTGTCCGGCTTTTTTAGCACTACTGCCACCGTGTCCAAAGTTTACTTTTTTAACATTTCCTGTTTTAGGATCTTTTACATAAACTTTAAACTTCTTAACATCGCCTCTAGTTGGTTTGCCCAACTTGACTTTGCGTCCTTGATATTCTGCTTCTTCAAGTCCTGCTAATTTTCTAAGTTCTGCTAATTGAGTATCTTGCTCTGTGAAAATATCTTCTGCTAGTTGGTCCCAACCAACTAAAATGTTTTCGCCTACAACATGCAGTACAGGTACTACAATACCTTCGCCTTCTGCTGTTTCTATCATTAGTTCGTCGCCTACTTGAATGCTTTCTTCTTTTTTGGCTTTCTTCTTTTCAGGCTTATCGTGCTTGTCTATAGTTTTAGTGCCAAATGTATCTTCTATTCTTCCTTCTTTTTTCATTGGGTGTACTGGATTATAACCTTTAACACCGGCATAACGTTTTTCGTAGGCTGGCCACATGTTTGAATTAATTTCAATATCACTATGTCCGTCTGCTGTCATAATATCCCAATAAGGGCCATACTCTAAAGGAGCACCATTTACATCAAACGGCTCACCGTTTAACACGGTATATTTAATTTCTTCACCTGTACTAGGACTTTTGATTTTTTCAATCTTTAATTGTTCGTTCATTTCTGCACCTTCTTTCTTAACACAATTATTGACTGTTTTACCAAACATCTTCTTTGTGCCTTTCTTTTCATAACCTTTCCAGCAACGTTGTCCTTCATTAGTTAAACCTGCGGCTTTCATGCCTTTGGCAACCAAACTGGCTCTTTGTGCTCTGCCCATATGCGGATAATCTATAGCCATTTGTTGCATAGCCATTCTTGGATCATCCATGCCTCTAACCATATTAGCAATTTGACTTATAACTTTTTCATCACCTGGATATTCGTCTTTTGATTTTTGTCTTTGTGCATTACTTTCGTCATGTTTAATAATTTCTACCCAACTTGGTCCATCACTGCCGTAAGTCATTTCGCCTTCGTCACAACCGTAGTTGCCAAAGCCATCGCACTCTGAACTTTCTTCCTCTTCACCATCGTCATTGGTAAATGTTTCTTCACCGTCCATGTAACCTGAACCGCCACATGCTGGACAATAACCATCTATAATATAGTCGTCCATGTAGTTGCCTTGTAGTGCGTTTTGTAAATCTTTATGTGCTTCTGTTCTTTCTTCAGCATCGTAGAAATCATCGGGCTCACCAATCATGTCATCATTTAAATCTACATCTTCAGTTTTGACTAATTTTAATTCTGGTTTTTTGTATTTACTAATAAATCTTTCTACTTGTTCGTCTGATAATTGCGGATAATATTGTCTAAATACATCTTCTAGATTGTCTATGCCATAACCATCAATAATTTGTTGGATTATTTGATCAGCATCTGATTTTCTAGGATCAGCAATTTCTTCACTCATTCCGACTTTCTTGCATACTATGTCTTTTTCAGGATGTTTCTTTTTCATCTTGTCTTCCATTTCACCTGCATCTACATAATCTTTAAAACGTACTTGAGAATCTTTACCGTCAATGTATATTGCCCATCTGCCTTCTTCTTCTGACTCGGCATGCATTGCCGCCATGTGTTTTTTATATTTTGCACTACCTTTTTTATGTGGTGATTTGCCATCGAACAAACGAGGATCTCTATTGTCACTTGGAAAATTACCTATAGTAGGAGACTTTTTATCACCAACTTTTATTCCTGGTGAAAATACGCCTGCTTTAACATTAGGTGATCTTTTTCCGTCTCTGTCTACTACATCTATTGTGCCTTTATCTAGATCTACTTTAGTGACA